GACTGTCTCTGTCTGCGTCACTGCAACGTCCGACTCTTCAATGCAGTCTGTACAATAAAGTTCGAATGAGTCGCTTACGTTGACGAGAGCTGCGTCTGACGATGAAACCTCGACGTAAGTCAAGTTCCCCGACGGGGCGTAGCTCACAACCTCGAGGTCAAGAGTTCCATTGATCATGATTCTGCTGATATCTTGAGCGCGCGAGATGGAGTTGAATTGCAAAATGCTGCCGGATTTCCCCGATATAGCTCCTGCGCCCACTACGATGGATGGGTAAACTACCAGAAACTTGTAGGACTTTGCCACGTCGATATCGACCGTTCTGTCCAGGTTGATATAGTTCGAAGAGCTTCCAACCTCTATCTTTCCTGAGTAACCCCATTCTGGCATGTCGTGTTGAACATAAATAACATCACCTACCGTACAAGCGATTGCTTCTATTGCGGCGTCAAACTTCACAGTTTGATTGATGTATTTGTTGGAGTTCAATATGAAGACCGCCTCATCGAACACCTTTTGCGCGTTTGTCAGGCCATAAGCCTGTGCGCTGAATTCTCTTGAAGGTAAACCTTTCGCGTGAGCCACCTCGTCATAGACGCGAAGGGTGTGAGACTTATACTTATCATCCTCGTCGTAGTAGGTTAGATCAATGACGTTTGCTCGATCTTGAGCTGGTATCCAGGTATTCGCGAACGACCCTTTGAGGATATTCGCCACACTGAACAACATCGTCGGCGAAGTGACATTCTCCACGACGACTGAGAACTTGGATCCGATCGGCACGATCTGAGCATGTCCCGCTCTGAAGATCATCTTTGACGCATCCCAGAGGTTCATGCTGGTTCCATCTATTACCCCGTTGAACTCACGACCCTTCGCGGTACATTCGTCAGCCCACTGTTTCCAGGCTATAAGATCCAATCTTGACTCATCGAGCCCACCACCGTAACGGCCGTTCGTCAAGGCATCCCAGGCGATCCAGGCCGGGTTGTTGTTCTCAATGGGCGCCGACCAGGAGCTGCCGTCGTATGTCTTGATCTTAACGCCATGATTAAGATAGGTAGCTCTCGGTAGCCCGCTGATGGAGTCATCAATGTCTATGCCGATACCGACCAGCGCTGTGTATCGGTAGTTGATGTCGTTCGTCAGGATCTCGACTATATCGGATACGACACAGGAGTCGTTTATTTGAATATCGCTGGTTTGCTCTGCCGTGGTTCTTCGAACTCTTATGTCCCAAATCTGGTTGTCCAGTAGCGGCGATGTAAATGACCGGCGAACGGCTGAAGTTGATTTCGCGCTGATTGTTGGACTCGAGCCTATTGAGCTCCAGGCGTCAGCGGATCCAGAAATTCTGTATTGAATTTCAAAGGTGACAGCGTAACTGCGCCAGTCACCATCGTCCTTTATTTTGACCAGGCCGGCTGGAAATACAATATCGACCCTGAACTTATCCACTGTTCCGTCTGTGGTGTGATTGATCCAGGTTACATTGTCAACAGGCAGGCTTAAGTTCTGAGGGGTGAGAGTGTCATCGAACCAATCAATAAATTCCTGATCACTGGTGCCGTATCTCAGTTGCGACTCTGCGGAGCCATACAAGTTGAGGTTCTGATCGTTGATCTCAATATCGGTTATGTCGGCTACCTCACCCTCACCTGCGTTGAAAAGCAAATACATTCTCTGGACATCAGGTACGTCTGGACTTATTGATGGGAAGTTTTTGACATAAGCGTTGATCAGATTGCCACCCATACGAAACTTTCCGTAGCATATTGGGACGGGCACTTCTTCTGCTGAGATGTTCTTCGGCCCATCTAGGCCATAGGTCGACAGCGTATCGTTGTCCGCCAGATTCGTACCGGTGTCCGCTGTCGGAAGGGGCATCAGTGCGTTCACAACAAGCCCGGAGCCGATAGTCAGCGCCGCTGTCTCCAGCAAGCCCAACTCCAGTCCAGCAATGTAGCCAGAGGCGACGATCATCACCAGCGCTCTCATTATGGACTTATTGTCGTCACCGCCGTGCACTGCGGGGAACGCAACGATGCAGTCGCCTGGCATTGGAATGTCAGTGTCGTTATCAAGCACACGACCGTTGATTGAGATTACATAGTCGCCATCTAGGTGAGATATATATTCACTAATGGGTTGTCCGGCGACGGCCGTCAGCTCACAGGTTTCTCTGTGGCGCGGATCGAACGGGTTCTCAACGGTGATTAAATTAATGACTTCAAGCATACTCGTAGACCCCAATCAGTCTTTGCTTCCAAGAGGAGAATCTTTCGCGAACGACACCGGCTGACTTCTCCCATGTGTGAATAAATCTATCTTCACCCTCGTAGTAGCCAACATGAAAGGCTCCGGGGATTCTGAACAGTAGAATTCCGCCTGGCTTTAGGTCGATCTCTGTCCACAAAGGTATGTTCGCAGTGAAAGCCTGAAGTCTCTTTTCATTGTCGGTAGACGATATTTGATCTGGTATGGTGATGCCGTCGTCTTGCAGTATTTGCTTAACCAGACCGAGGCAGTCGAACCCATTCATGTCCCGCCCGTTCCACTTGAAGGGCGCACCGATATACTTATCGTTTTTACGCATATCTGACATTCGAAGCGTTAATACCGGGGAAGCCTCCGAAGTTAGGCGTGTTGTTGTGATACTGACAGCCGTTGGGGCCATCTAGTGACAGGTCGCAACTAGGCAATGGGCCAGCGTACCCGCACTCAGCGCCGGCGTATCTCCAACTGCAACGATCTTTGAATTGCTTTCTCTTGGGAAACTGGTGGGTCAGAATGTTCTCTGCACCCAGTGACCACTCGACAACATAGTTGGAGGTGGTGGCAGTGATGACATCGAAATACTCGATGTTGTCCGGGGCTTGAGTTAGGTTGCCCGCGTTAACCACGAACACTGTAATGTGAGAGCCCAGCCCGCCACCGTACTCCTGTAGCAACCCTTGTATGGAGTTTTGATAATCAGTGATGCTGATGGAGACATTGGGTGTTTCCCCCGCCTCTGCGCCGAACTTGAACTCAAATGAAGATTTGACGTAGGTGTTCGAGTTATAAACCACGTCCTCATTGTTTCTGGCTAAGTGAATGGTTTGATTAACCAAGCCCGTAGCCGGGTCAATGATTTCAACGTCCAGCAGAATGACGAACGGAGTATTTGAGTAGAGTTTATTCTTCTCAATGATATCCGCTACGGAGAGATTCTTTGGCACTAAACTTGCTCCAGCTTAATCGTGACGTTCCACCGGTGACGGTCGCCAAGACCCGCGTAGGCGAACATCATGGGCTCCGCATACACGACAGAGTAAACGGTCGCATTGGTCGGGTGGGTGTAGCTCATAGCTTCTGAGCCGCCCATATTGGTGTCGTATGAAGCCTGTAGCGTTGCCTTGTCGGCATCAGTGATATCGGTGAACCCCGTGGTGAATGTCTTTCTTGGAATTCTGGTGAATCGAGCCCGTCTAAAGACGTAACCACCTTCAGCCTCAGACGTAATGGTGGGGTCTTGCTGATTCTCGGAGAAGTTCTTCGAGTCCTCAAGCTTGCTTATTGTCGGGAAGTCAGCCATTACTTCATTGCCCCTCTGAGTGAGTCACGAAAGCCGCCAGGTGAATTGGCTGCCTTTAGCACGACATCCAGGATTACCCTGTTGCCGTCGAATCTCTTACCCGTCTGCTGAGCTTCAACCGCCTGGCCCGACTGATTAATCATGTTGATTTCAACATTGGTGCCACCGCCCTTCATGTTAACGGGGATATTTTTACCGTCAGGTAATGGGACATACGCTTCGTTCATTCGACCTTCGCCGAAAACAGCCAGCTGCGGAGAGTTTGCGATGCCACCCTGTGAATATGCGTGAAGGGGTATCTTGCCGGCCGAGGACATAATCCCGCCGTTCGCAAAAGGTGTGCCCGCGCCATATGCACTTGCGCCAGGTGTGCCCGCTCCTCCGCCGCCGAAGAGGTTGGTGAACCCTCCCTTTGTGATTAAGCCAGAAATGGCCGCTTGCGTTTGAATCCTGATAATGTCCTGAATGATCGATTCAGCTAACGAACCGAAGTCCGCCTTGCCTGTTCTGACCATTGTTGCGATGGCGTCAGAAGCTTGATCTATCCAGTGAACAGAAGCCTCGTTCATTCTGCGAGTGGCGTCTTCCCAGTCCCTTGCCATTTGTTGCATCGGGGTTTCTGAATCACGCGCATACTGCTCGTTTAGAGCCTGCAGCTGGACGTACATGCGGCGCCTGGCCTCTACAGCTTCGGCTGAGTGACTTTTAATGCTATCCAGACGCGCTCTGAGTTGTGCCTTTTGATATTCGTACTCAGCATCCACAGCGTCACGCTGTCTCATCAAGCCAACCTGTGTTTGACGAAGCTCCTCGTCAGCACCCTGTGCTATTTGGTTGAAGTCGGATCGGTTTTGCAGGTTGAGAAGCGTTTCGTATAGAGCGACCACCCTCTCAACTTCTACTGCCGTAATACCGGTGACGCCAGCCAGTTGCTTTGTCTTGAAGATGCTTTGTTCCAAGCCTCGGGCGGCGTCCGAGCTTGGGTCGAAGCCCAGCTCCGCAATTGTGCGGTAGGTATTTAGTTCGTTGCTTAAATCCAAAACACTATCGAGGAAGCTGTCGGTAGACTGCTTAAGCTCGCCCTGTGCATCCCTCATATCCTTCAGCACATCCTTCAAGTCAGAGTGAGCCGAAATCAGGTTTCGAACTCTTTGGATGTCGGCTGGCTTAATTTTGTCGCCATCCACCAGATATTTGAAGGCGCCTGCCAGCTTCGCATCAAACTCACCAGCTTCTTTACTTGCGCCAGCCAGCTCAGACTTGATGCCTGTTATCTTTTCTATAAAACGTCCTTCGTATTTCTCAAAGGGGTTGCGCGTGTCCTTGGGTATCTTCGCGTCTTGAAGTGGAGAGTTGGAGTTCAGTCGCTGTGCGCGTAGATGCGCATCTCTCAAAACACTCTGACGCTTCTCCCACTCAGCCAACACAGCTTTCATAATCGCCAACTGTTGAGGGTCGCCCGCCTCTCTTGTGGCGTCCGTAACATTCTGTCTGGCCTCGTCGATAGTGGCATTCATCAGATCGAGTTCGATCTTTTGCTTATCCATTGTCAACTTAAGACGAGCTGCCCAATAGGCTTCGTTAGCCTCTAGTGAGCCATCCAATTTCTTATGCTCAATAGCCAACTCTGATATGAAGTTCTTTTGAGCCATGTTTAAAGCTTCTTCATTCGAATCTTCTTCAATCGCGATCCGGTCTCTCACTGCGAGTTTTAGACCACCTGTTCGGGCGGCCGTTTGAGCGCGTTCGAAGCGAACAATGGCCGCCTGGTATTCCGTCTGCATTTTTAGAAGCCGGTTATATTCCTCTTGCTTCAGTGCAATCGTGGTTTTTAACGTTCTTTGTTGTTGAGCTGCCGCGGCCGTGCCCAGCGCATCTAGCCCGGTGGTATTCCCGGCGCGTTCACTTCGATTTTTTAGTTCAGCCAGCTCGTCGCCCAGAGCCCTTACTTCCTTAGTGGTTTGACTCAGATTTTCGACAGCTTCGGCAGCGCCTTCTTTAATTTTCTCCAAATTCTTTGCTGTGGCGGCCAGCCCTTGAGTGTTGATAACCGCGTCGGCCGCGTCCATAGCAGCATCTTCCAGCTCGACATAGAACGAGATCAGGCCGGCAATTGCCGATGCGATCCAGAATATAGGCCCGAGGGCTGCCTTGAGTGAAACCCCAAAGGCCGCAGTGGCGCCCGCACCTGCTTTAAACGCCCCGACCAGCGCCCACATGCCGCCAACAATTGCACCGATCACTTTAACGGCAACACCAGTTCCGAACGCGATGGCAAATGCCTTACCCAGATTGAGAACTAAGTCAATATTTCTAGCAACCCAAAGACCTATTTCGGTGAGCGTTTTGATAAACTGCGCCATGGCGTTACCGATCGCAAAACCAGCCTCGTCAAATGCGCCTTTATCGAGAAGCTCAATCATCTCTGTAACTGACTTTTTCGCCTCATCAAAGAATCCAGTGTCCGCTATGCGTACCTTGAATAAGTCCCAACTTACAGACAGACGCTGGATCATACCTGTCCAGGTCTTCATCATTCGCTTGGATGACCCACCCATGGTTTGCTCAAACTGAACAAAGAGCCTTTCAAGTGCGGGTTTCGCAGTCAATTGACCCTTTGAGATCGTGTCTACCATATCACCCATTGTCATACCTATGGCCTGAGACAACTGCACCATTGCGTTCGGCACGGCTTCACCCAACTGCTGTCTCAATTCTTCCATCGAGATGACGCCTTTACCGGCCATCTGCTGTATTGCGACGGTCGCGCGGTGAAAGATTTGATCATCACCACCGAAGTTTGCAACAGCGTCTGCTAGCGCTCTAAGCGATCCAGCGGTCGGGTCTATCCCGACTGACTTCATCTTGACAAAAGCGTTGCTGATCTCATTCAGAGCGAATGGCGCTGTCTGTGCGGTTTCGATGAGAAAATTGAATTCGTGAGTGAGTTCGCGAGCGACATTGGCCTTCGTAACCTCTTTCGACATACCGGTCAGCAGCACCTTCAGACGTTCGATCTTGGCACTGGCGTCTACGATTGACTTCTGCCAACCGAACGTCATGTGATTGAGAGTTCTGATACCATTGGCCAGGAGGGTCATGGTAAGGGTGACATCACGAAGACGAGGCAACATGCCTGTCATCGCTTTGTCCATTCTGCGTACGGAATTTGCGGCACCATCGAACTGCTTGCTCATGTGGGCGACCTGCTGGCCCGCCTGCATAGTTCTCATCCGGAAGCTTTTATCATCCAGCTCCAACTCGATTGTGATAGTGCCTATATTCATTTACAAACCTCGTTAAGCCATTGACTTGAGTCGCGACAGACCTTCTCTGTCCAATTTCTGCGTCACGCGAGCAACGTGACCTACTTCAAGCACTAGCTGCTGCCTGTACTCATTTGCAGTCTCGGGGCTCGCTTGAGACATTGACCCAATTGTCAGGGCTCGCATGTCGCGCTCCGCTGAGATTCGAGATATGCAATTCAACATTAGCCAAAATCGGCGTATTGGCATCTCCAGAACCTGGCTGTCACTCATCGAATAGAAGTGACATACCCTGCAAAAACAAAATCCAAAATCTATGTCCTGGACTTGGTCTTCTTTGTCGCTACCGGCTTTTTTCCGGCATCACCTGCTGCACCGCTTTCAGTGATGTCATCCATCTCATCGCCACGAGCGAATGCGACTACAGCGCCCAATTGATCCATGCTTAAGGTTCGAACCACTTCTTCCGGCATATCTGGGAAGCTGTGTTGAATCATCCCTATGAACGACTCCGCGATAACAGAGACATCAGCCTCTGTGGGCTCCTTGCCCTCTTTGATCGAGTCGCCTTCAACCTTCGCTTTATCAAGCTCCCTTTCCTGCGCTTCTTTCGAGAAGTCGATAAAGTCCTGTACGGACATCGATCGCATTACATACTTGACGCCCTTGAGGGAAAGAACCTTCTCGGTCTTCGCAGCCAGGTCGTCCAGGTTTAAAACTTGAGCCATCGTTAGTTCCTCACTAAGTTGTGGCCCCTTAAGGCAGGGGCCATACGATGTTACAGTTAATCAGTCATTGGTGACTGATTGTACTAGACAGCAGCCGGATCGCCAATCGAAAACAGCTTACTTGCGGCGTCCGGATAACCGGTAAATTCCACGTTGAAAACACGCTCTTCGTCCACCTTGTAGGTGTAGTTGATTGCGCCGGCGGTTGCCGCTTTGGAGATGGTGAAATCTTCACTGAAGTCAGAAGCCGCATTGTCAGTCGGGTGCAGGGTCAGAACCTTGGCGATTGCCAGGAGGTCTGTGCCGATACCGTTCGTGACATCAACGCGCTTGACACCAGTAACACCAGGGGTTGTCTCAACAGCAGCCAGCGTATCGCCGGATACAGTTACGACAGAAGACGGGCCAGAGGACTTCGCGGTCAGAACCAGGGAGGTGCCATCAGATACCGCATCGAGTGCGCAAGCGATGTTACCGTCGATCTCAACAGCGAGGCCGTCCAGAATTTCCTCTTCAGTGGCAGATCCACTTGAGGTATATGAATACACGACACCATCGATGGTGACCGTGTAAAGCGTGGAGTCGCCTGCGGTGGGCTCATCCAGAGTCCAGACGTTCTTGGTGCCGGTGTCGACCAGAGTTGCGCCAGGCATAACACGCACCAGATTTTCCAGGGTGGTTTCTGCCAGGGGAACACGAGCCTTCACTGAGCGCTTCATGATGATTTCGTTGATTTCGGACTCACCGAACTGATCAACCATTACTTTATACGTGTCAGTGCTCACTTCAACTTCTACGCCGCCTTTGGTGTAACCAAGGTCAACGCCGTCGAAGTTTACACTGCATACGCCTAGCTTGACGTTTTCAGTACCCATTTCTTGCTCCTTTGCAAAAGATTAAAATCATGTTAGGCCATAACATAATTAGCGTCGTAATTGACACTAAATTCCAAGAAGTCACCCTCGGAAGACGGAAAAACCACCGGCTCATGCCGTGGTCTGATGTAGTTGACATACATGTCGGTCAGAGTGGTATTACTCATAGTGAGCGCGGATGAGACTTGGTCTGCCAGCGCTCGACCCTTTACATGGTCGTCATGTCTTA